GCAATGGGCACATTGGACAAACTACATGTTGTATAACTTGACACCAGAAAATATTGCCCGCTGGAAACGACAAATCGACACACCATATAATGATCTTTCCGAAAAAGAAAAAGAAAGTGACAGGGAATGGGCACGCGCAATGTTACGTTGCGTTAGAAAAGAAGAATTTGGGGTTGATGCGAAAGACGAGTATATTAATGCACATTGATCTGCAAACACTCAAAAATATCAGGCGGCTCCTGGCCGGAGCTTTGAACATCCTGGATCGTCTGATCGCGCAGGCGGAAGGGCGGCAGCGTGCAGCATAGGCGCTGCGTGGTATAATAAAATTGGTTCTGTGTACGCTATATTGTCGGAGAGAAAGAAGCCATGATTATCCAGATAGAGCGAAAGTTATTGCTTGGTGAGGCACTTACTGCTGACGAGCAGGCATGGCTCGACGGAATGATCGAGCGCCTGCAATCATGGGCAGATGAAGCAATGGCGTTTGTTCAACGCGCTGTGGCCACATTCGCTGATGCGGTCAGGCCACTCGTGCAGTCTGTTATGGATGTGTGCTGGTCTGCATATCTTGCAGACGGGGCGATCTATGGATTGTCAACGAGCGGTATGGTTGCCTGGTGGCACGATGTCAGGCAGATACAGGACGATGATTACTATATGCGAAATTGATACAGCGGTGTGGAGCAGCGGTAGCTCGTCGGGCTCATAACCCGAAGGCCAGGGGTTCGAGTCCTGCCACCGCAACCAATAGATAAACTGCCCATCGGCAAAAGCCCATCGGCATCTGTCTCCCAGGGGGAGCGGGTGCCGATTTTTATATCCACACGACAAGGAGCGTGATAATGCCAGATGAAAACGATAACCAGAACTCACCACCTCCGCCATCGCCGCAGCTCCAGGGGGGCAGCACGGGCGGGCAGGATTGGCAGCAGTCGCTGTCCAACCTGATTCAGCGCCAGGGCGGCGAGGGCGCAGCGGCGACCCTGCTGTTCCACGAGAATCGGCAATACCGGGATCGTATTCGCCAACTTGAACAACAAGTCCCAGGACAGGATGCCGTGGTACTGAGCGGCGATCAAGTGCAGGCGTGGCAGGCATACCAGGGCCTCGGCGCGCCGACCGACGTGCAGCAGCGGCTGACGGCGGCGGAGCAGGCCAGCACGGAACTGGCAACGCTGAAACGCGCTGAACAAATGCGGGCGGTTGCCGATGCCGTGGGCTACAAACCAGGTGTGTTGCACAAGCTCGCCGATGGTTTGACGCTGGAGATGCGCGAGGAGCAGGTGGAGGGCCAGGCGGCCAGGGTGCCGTATGTCGTGACTGGCGAAAACCAGGCGCAACCACTGACCGACTACGCACAGCAGCACTGGGCAGATTTTCTGCCAGCATTGCAGGCACAGCAGCAGCAACAACAACCGCCTCAGGGGGGCGGCGTGCAATATCCCCGTCAGCAGGGCGGCGGGCAGCAAGCAACGAGCAACTATGTAGGCAGCTATTTTGAGCGCGTCTACGGCAAAAAGGAGTAGAGAACTATGGGGTATACCACCTATAACATCTCAATGCCCCAGTTCATCGCCGACCCGCATTCTATCACCAGAAACACCGGGCGGCAGATCGACTGGAGCCTCGTGCCTGTGAGCTACGCACCGGGCACTGATTACACCATCACCGTCGATCAGGCGGACGTGGCAGCAGGCGATACCAGTGTCACTGTGGACGCGCTGCCGGTGGCACTTCCGGCAGGCACGGTGCTGGACTTCGGCAGTTATGACGCAGCGACGGTGACGATTGACGATTCGTCCATTTCCGCAGGCGAGACCAGCATCACCATTGCCTCGTTCACGGGATTCATCCCGTCAGGCACGCTGTTGGACTTTGGCACGGGCGCGGGTGGCAACCAACAGACGGTCAAACTGGCGGCTGACCTGGACGGCACCAGCAGCGCGGCTACGGCTATGACTGTGGTTGAGGTGACTGCATCGATTGACGACGCCAGCACCGCCACATTTCCCGGTGGCGATATTCAGGCCAAACTGACCGCCAGCGCTGCGAAAGCAGCCACGAGCATCACCGTAGAACCGCTGCCGTTTGCTATTGCCAACGATGCGACGGCGACCTATACCGAAAATAGCGGAGGTGTAGGCAAGCGCGCCATCAAGGCAGGCACGGTGATGGCCGAACTCGCCAGCGGCAAGGTCGTGCCACGGGCGGCGCGCCCTGGCTCGGAGACGTCTATCGGCCTGCTCACCACCGAGGCGCTGGAGGATAGCCAGGCGGCAAGCCTGAGCGGCTACGGGCTCATTGTCGGCGGCGTTGTGTATGAGAATCTGCTGCCTGAAGCAGACGGCAGCACGCCATCCGTCATCAATGCGACGTACAAGACCGAACTGCAGACCGCCGGGGTGGGCACGGGCTTTGCCTTTGTTCAGTACGGCGATGATCGGGAGGATTGACGATGATACTCACCCTTTCCGCAGCGCTTGAAACGCTGCGCCGCCAGCAGCCGGATGCGATGTGGCAAATTGCCAATCAGAACCCGGCCAACGCACCGGCCAACTATATGCTGCTCGGGCTGCTGCCAGAGATGCAGAAGCCGGGCTACCAGGCGCAGATCAACAATCTGGTCATCCGCTCCACGATGGCGGGGCTGGCCGGAATGGACAGCCCCTACCCGCCGGGCGGCGCGATGCAATTGCGCACATTCCTGGAGAACACGGCGAAAATTGCCAACGAGGTACTGCTGAGCGAGCAGGCACAGCGTGAGATGCAGGACATGGTGCGGATGATGCAGTTCAATAACCAGCCGACGCAGGAGTATCTGCTCGGTTCGGTGCTGAACTTTGCTGACAAAATCCTGGCCCAGGCACACTTCGATACGTTCGAGTGGCTGCGAGGGCAGGCGCTGGCGACGGGAACTATTGACTGGACCTACAACAACAAAAATCTCGTCGTGGATTATGGCATTCCTGCCGCAAACAAACTGACCAGTCGCAGCGGTACCGCTGCCTACGACGGGAGTGCGTCCGAGTTTTGGGACGACATACAGAGCGCACGGCGCAAGCTCCGCAAGTACGGCGCGGTCCGGTTTATTTGCAACCCCAACACCGCCGATGCTATCCGCTATAACCCAGCCAATAGAGCCGTAACAACCGAGGCAGTCGAAGCCACCGCCAGCGGTATCGGATCAGCTACTCTACGCCGTCTGGCGACCGACGACGCGCAGTTCAGCGCCGATGTTGATGACGTGGTGCGCCTGGAGACTTACGCACGACAGGGCGAGGTCATTGATACGAGTAACCCCGGTGCAACGGTCAATGTCAACTTTATTCCCGATGGCAAGGTCATCGCGGTGAGCACTGGCGCGAACAACTTCTATCAGCCCGGTGATGGCAGTACGCCGCTGCCCATTGAAGCGCTGGGCTATACCCACATCGCGCCAACCATCGAGGGCGGCGGGATGATGGGTCGCTGGATTGATGTCTACACCCCGCCACACGCGCCGTATGAGGTGCGGGGGCGCGGCGTGACCAACGGCTTGCCGGTCATCACCGAACCGGAGCGCATTGTTATCTTGACCAGCACGATTAGCTAGAGGAACCGATGGCACCAACGAGCTACACCGACACGACGCTCAAGGAGTATATGCACACGACCGTCGCAGGGGTGGCGGCAGTGCTGTCGTGGTCGGTAGCGGGCGGGTCGTATGACGAGCCGCTCAACGATGTGTTGCTGCGACTGGGGCTGTCCAGTGCCAGCGACGCAACCAATGTGCGCCTGCTGCGTGCCGCTGCGCGGGTGGCGGTGTGGCAGCAGGCGCTCGGTGCGCTGGCGGCACACGTGGATGAGACAACCGACGAGGATAGTTTCAAATCGTCACAAATGCACGAGATGGCGCGGCGTAACCTGGCGCTGGCCGAGCAGGAGATGAGCGAGGCCGAGCAAGCAGCGCTGGCGGCGAAGAGCCGCGGCACACAGTCCAGCAGCAGCGTGCAGCACAAAGTGGGATGGTAGCGATGCCGACAGACGCACAACTCGCAGCGGCAGCGGCGCGGCGCAATGCCACGATGGACAAAACAGTTATCATTCGCCGCGCCAGCAAGATAAGTGATGGGGCCGGGGGCAGGCTAACGATCTGGGCAAACCACCAGACCGTACAGGGCCGACTCAATGGGCTGGGGCGGTCACGCATCCGAGAGGAGGTCATAGCCGGGGCGCTGCAGGGCAGGGCAGGCTATATGTGGACACTGCCGCGTGATACGGATGTGACGATCCAGGATCGGATCATTGCAGATGATCGAGCGTTTGAGGTGTTGATGGTGCTGGAGCGTAGCCACCTGACGGCGCTGCGGTGTGTGTGTGTAGATGTTGGCGATGCATCGCAGTATGCCAGCGTGCTGGTTGATCCGGCTGGCGGCCTGGTGGTCGATGGAGCCGGGGGAGCGATAACAACACTATGACTGAGATTAGCGGATACCCCGAATCGATACCGTCCCTGGATGACTGGCTGATCTTTCAGAAGTTGGCCGGGGGCATCGGGAGTTATGGGCGCGTGGCGGTGCAGGATTTGCCCAGCCTGGGCCGCACTGCATACACGCGAACGCTGTTCGTTGGCAAGCACGGCTCCGACAGTGCCGATGGAGAAAATCCGTCAGAGCCATTTTTAACTATTGATGCCGCCATCACTGCCGCGACATCGCTGGGGCCAGCTATCGACAATCGCGTCGTAATCCAGGTGCTCGATGCCGGTGATTACACCGATGAAATTACACAGCCTGACTATGTGACCATTGAGGCACCAAAGGCGACCTTGTATGGGAATATTTCGCTCGGAGACAACACGCAGACCAGGTTTTTTCGCATTCGGGCGACGGGCAACGGGCAATACCCCATTCGCAAGGCGGGCGGGGGTGAGACGAGTTATGTGTATGTCTCGGAGTTAGACGGCACTGGACCAACGGCAACTGAGAAGTCTGGTGATGGTAGCCGAACGAACACCGGCTGCGTGCAGAACAATAGCAACAGTAGCATACTGTTTGTGTTTGCACCAAAAATATGGGTGCCGGAAAATGGTTTTGGGGTTGGTGACAGTTCGGCACAGCAGGGGCATGTACACGTCAATGTAGAGGATTTGTATCTGGTAGGCGATGGTGCTACGGGGGTCAACGCAAACCAGTATAGCGCGTCGGTTATTTTGCGGTTCGGTCACATCCTGGAGTTGGGCAACCCGTCGAATTGTGTTGGTATCCGTGTAACCACTGGGAGTTATTGCTATGCGCTCGGAACGCAAATTGCAATACCGAACGGGAAGACCTGGGACATCAACGGCACGGGCGCGCTTGACATCGTGTGCCCTGTCACTGAGGGGACAATGGACGGGTATCCGCGCACCGCCTATACCGATCGGCTCACCATTAATCCCAACCTCCCCACCAGTAGCGCAGGGTTGCCCAGCGGCGCAATGTGGAACGATGGCGGCACCGTCAAGATTGTGAGTTGATATGGATGAGCGCACAGAACGAACTGCTGTAATCTCGGTACATTCGGCGCTGCTGGCAATACTGCTGCTGGCGGGTGTTGGCATCGGCACAGTGTTTGCCTGGGCATTTGGCAGCCTGATCCTGGGGTTTATCTGGGCCGGGGCAATCAACGGCATTGCCAATGTTAGCAAGCGAGGGGAGCAGAGCGATGGCACGCGGTAGCGTAAAAAACAGACTGACAACACACATTCCGCGCATCAATGCCGAGAAGGATATGCGAGCAAAGCAGGCGGTGCGCATGTCGACGGTTGGGATCAATGCCCGTGCAAAGATTGCGATGGCGGAGCCGAAGAGCGGTCGCCCCCGTGCCGACGGGCACATTGCCAGCGCACCAGGCGAAGCGCCCGCGATTGACACAGGACTGCTCATCAACAGCTTGCAGGAATCCTACGAGGGCGACTTTACGGGCTACGCTTACACCATTGCAGAGTATGCGCCACCACTGGAGTTCGGCAGTGCTGACGGCAAACTGGCAGCGCGTCCGTTCTATCGTCCGGCGGCGCAGGCGGAGCGCAGCGATTTTGTCAGGCGTATGAAAGATATCTATGGTTAACTGGTTTCGTTTGGCGGGTGAGTTCCTGCATGAATTAAAAATGCTCAATGGCCATCTGGCAAACATACGACATGAAATTCACATGCAAAACGTGCTCCGCCTCCAGCAACAACAGAGCGAGGTGAAGCCGGAACCGACACGCGATATCCGGCGCGATACCGGGAGAGGGCAGGTCAAATGATTGGCATCGACGTTGACACCTGGATATACGAAACCATTACCGCTGCCGTGGCAGGAACCGCAGCAGCAGGCCGCGTGTATGGCGAATACATCCCACAGGATGATACCGCATACCCGGCGGTGACATTTAGCGAGGTTGACCCTGGCTCGCCTGTTTATGCCGCAGGCGATGGTACCCAGGTGGTCTGGGAAAACATCCTTGTGGATGTAAAGGTGCACACCATTGGCACGCACTGGGGGGCGGGGCGTGCCATCATCAACGCCATTCTGCCAGCACTCGAAGCACGAGGCGAAACCGACAATCTCTGGATACGGGTGTGTCGGCGTGAGGGATCAGCTATCAAACAATATGAGATCGTTGACGGTGTGCGCTACAACGCCATCGGCTATCAGTTTTTAATCAGCGCTCAAGCAAAAGGGGATGAATAATGGGCTTCGATGATATCCAGAATATCGACTGGTCAACAGTCAATAAAGCCTCGTATGTCAAATATGAGGCTGTGAAGGGAACGCGGGAGGCGGCCATCAATCAACTTGGCATGATGGCTTTCTCCGCGCCTGCTCCTGGGGCCAGGCAGGCAGATTTTCGGCAACCAGGGGAGAAATACACACAGGCACACACCTACGAGGATGCCGCAACCACAGGCGGCATTGAGGGGGCGCTTGACTATAACGGTATAGAATTCTGGGCTTCTCTGCTCAGTAAGCCCACCACCACCAATCCGGCCACGGATGTGTACCAACATGTGATGAACACATCGCCACGCGGCGCAGACGATGCGGCATCGTTCAGCCTGGAATGGGGCGACGAGGAGACCTGGGCAATGTCGCTGGTGCGTGCAATGCTCAGTGAGGGCGGTTTCTCGTTTGACCGGGACGATAGCCAGTTTCCACTGTCTGGCTCCTGGTTTGGCAAGGAACTGTACCACGACAAACTGCGCTACCTGGACGCGGTGCACGGTGGATCGGCGGCGGGAGATTTTACCATCTCATTTACCATCACTGACACGACCGAGCCGATTGCATACGATGCCATAGGCGCGGATGTTGAGGCCGCGCTAAACGCGCTCATCAATATCGGCTCATCGGGCGTGAGTGTTACCGGCCCTTCCGGCGGCCCGTGGGTTGTCACGTTTGACGGCGGCGATGTCACGCAAAAAGATGTCAATATGCTGGTGCTCAAAATGAACGCACTGACGGGCGGCACCAGTCCAAATGTGGGCATTGCCGAAACGGTCCCCGGCGTAGCCAGCACGACCGACGAGGAGCAGACCTTGACCGTGTCGGGTTCTCCGACGGGTGGCACATTCCGGTTGCAATTCACCGACACCGTGACGACAGGCGCAATCACGTATGACGACACTGCTGCTGACATCAAGACTGCCATCACCGCGCTGGGGCCGTTTGCCAGCGCGGATATTGAGGTGCTGGGCGGCGACCTGGGGACCACGCCCGTGCAACTGTTTTTCACAGGCAACTGGCGCTATCGCTACCTGCCCGCCATCACTATTGATGAGACGGGGTTGACTGATGTGACCACCTCAGTGAGCCGCTTAAGCCAGGATTACACAGCATTCCTGCCGCGCCCGGTGGTGCCGCAGGATACGAACTACTACATTGCCGAAACCCAGGCCGAGCTGGATAGCGCGGACATTGCTGCGATGCATCGTATGTTTGCTGGCGAGTTCACGCTCGGGGATAAACGCGGCCCGCAAACCCAAATCCGCCGAAACCGAAGCGCGTATGAGTTTGACACCGAGATGGTGCCATCCACCGAACTGACGTTGACCGTGGGCACAGGGCAGGCTGATCTCATCCGTCGCTCGATGCGGCGACGCAAGCACTTCTTTGTGCGGATGGAGAGCATCAGCGACGAGGAGGTTGTCGCCGGCTCCGGCTATTACTACACACATCAGGTGGATATGTGCCTCAATGTACGCAGTGAAAGCGCGAGCGAGGACCTGGATGGCGTAGACGGCACACCGTTCACCGTCGGGTTGTTCAAAGACGCGACGTGGGGCAAGGTGGTGGAGGTAACGATGATCAACGGGAGGAGTAGCCTGTAATGTATACACCAGCGATAAAGGCACCGAAACAGATTGACATCGATATGGGCGATGGAAGTCTGACAATCCAGTATTACCGCGATCAGGTGACGCCTGCCTCAGTGGAGCAAATCCAGTCAGGCGACATCAACGCAATGGCAATGGGGTTGAGTAATATCCTGCACGACTGGCAGTTTGGCTTGCTACACGAGCGTGTGACTGTGATTGAACGCAGTTATTACGCGCGGCATATGCACCCGATGGATCGTGAGGGATACCCGCATATTCAGCGTCCGGAATGGAACCAGCACGGGAATAGTGTGACGATTGCGGAGCCAGAGCCAGCCACCGAGCTCGCAATCGCTGATGAAGCCAGCACCAACAGCATGGTCTATCTGGTGCTGAGTGACGCCATTGTGCAACTGCCGACCAGCGCCAGCGCGCAGGAGGTACAGGAAACACTGCATGGTGGCGATGGCGGCTATGTTGCCGTTGACGACTGCCCCGGCGGGTGGGTCATCACGTATGCCGTCATACCGTCAGAAGCTGCCAATCGCACGCTGACGATAGAGGGCGATGTCCAGATAACCGAGCGGCACCGTGAGAGCGAACCACGCAAGGTGCCGCCCTCATTTGCCCTGCTGCGCCAGATGGATTTTGGGTTTCTGACCAGGGTTTTGAATGGCATCCTGAAAGACCTGGGCAGCGATCAGGGAAAATCGGCAAATTCAAGCGGTGGCTTGCGTCCGACCGGGCGGGGCCGCGTGAAATAGCCGATTACCAGCAGCGCTACAGGCTCGCCAAGGCTGCTCAGTTCTGGAACATTCCGGCGCACGAGTTGCGTGAGATGTCCCTTGACTGGGTAGAACTCGGGTGGGACCTGTGGGAGGCCGAAGTCTGGGCTGAGAACGAACGCGCACGCAAGGCCGATAAGAGTCCGCGTCGATAGCACGGACTCTTTTTTTTACAGGACACGCCGATGCCCGCCGGAATTGAAGCCGCAAAACTCTACGCCAAGGTAACCGCTGACACGCGGGACGCAACACGCGGACTGGACGACGTTGACCACGCCATTGGTAAGGTCAACACAAAGTTCAACGCGATGGACGAGATTGTCAAGGGTGCGCTGCGCGAAATGGGCGCGGTGGGTATCCGCACGTTCGGCAATCTGGCGCGGGGCATGGGTAATTTCGCCAGGGACAGCGTCAGGGCAGGCAGCGAGTTCCAGAAAACAATGAGCGGCGTGGAGGCGATATTGTCTCCCACCACCACCGAGCTTGCGCGCCTGAATGCCGAGGCCATAGACCTCGGCTCAAGGACTGCTTTCAGCGCCACGCAGGCCGCCGAGGGCATCGAAATGCTGGGGCGCAATGGCCTGAACACGGCGCAAATCCTGGGGGGCGCGCTTGAGGCCAGTATGAGCCTCGCCAGTGCGACGGGCAGCGAACTGGCAATGAGTGCTGATGTGATGACAGACACATTGGCAGTGTTTGGCCTCAAAGCCAAAGACGCCGCCGATGCCACCAATCTCATCACGGGCGCGACGGTCAACAGCAAATTCACGCTCGACGATTTTCGCCTAGCGCTCGCCCAGGGCGGCGGCGTGGCGGCGGCATCGGGGGTGGAGTTCAACGATTTCGCCACCACCATTGCGGGGATATCGCCGCTGTTTGCCTCCGGGAGCGACGCGGGCACATCGTTCAAGGTGATGCTTCAGCGCCTGGTTCCGGCAAGCACGCCAGCAGAAGAGGCAATGCGCGAGCTTGGCCTCATTACTGCTGACGGGAGCAATGCATTTTTCGATGCGAGCGGCAACCTCAAATCGATGGCGGACATCTCCGGCATCCTGCAAACCGCCCTGTCTGGCCTGACAGAAGAACAGAAAAACACCGCGCTCACCACCATTTTTGGCACAGATGCTATGCGCGCCGCTGTGGGCGTGGCCGAACTGGGCGAGGTAGGATTCCTCAATCTGGCAGCGGCAATGGGTGAGACCGACGCACAGGCGCAATCCCTGGCGCGACTGAACAACCTGGCGGGCGATATGACGCTGATGCAGTCGGCTGCCGAGGGGTTGCAGGTGCGTCTGTTCAACCTGGCAGAAAGCGGAATGCGCCTGCTGGTACAGCAAACCACGGCGGCAATCACCTGGCTCAACCAGTTCATTGACCGCGTGATGGCTGCCGATGATCCGCTGTATGAGATTGTGGCGGCAATTGACACAGTGGTTCCCGGGTTTGCGCGCTTTGTTGATTTTGTGCGCGCCAACCTGCAGCCGATCCTGACAGCGCTCAACGCGCTCTGGCTCACCATCGCCGGAACACTGCTGCGCATCGTGGTGCCCGCGATTGCGGCGGCGGTGGCGGCGTTTTTGACCACTGCTGCTCCTATCGCGGCGATGGTCGCCGCTGCCACAGCCCTGCGGTTTGCTTGGGAGACCAACTTTGGCGGCATCCGCGATCTGACCACAGCAGTAATTGACCTGGTGACGACCACCATACGAGGTTTCGTCAACGCCATTGCGCCGCTGTGGAGCGGGTTCAGCCTGAACCTGAGCGGCAATGCCACGACCGCGTGGCAAACGATAGAAGCAATTGTCAGGCGCGTCACCTCTGCACTCACGGCCATCGTGCAGCAGATGACCAGTACAATTGAAGCATTCTGGCAACGGCACGGTGTTACAATCACGACCAGCGTGCAGCAGGCGTGGTCGCGCATCCAGGGCATTGTCCAGACGGCGAGCGCACTGATACAGCAGGTCGTACAAATTGCCACAGGGGCTATGACCACCAATGTGACAGGTCACACGGCAACGATTAGCGAGGCGTTCCGTTTCGCGTGGGAGTTCATTACTGGCATCATTGAGAGCCGAGTGGCGCTCATACAGGGCATCCTCAACGCCGCACTGTTGCTCATGCAGGGCAACTGGCAGGGAGCACTCAATGTGCTGCGCCAGACTGCCATTGACCAGTTTGAGATGACCAAGCAGGGCGTCTTTGTCAAACTGGGCGAACTGGTGGCCGGGGTGTTGCAACGCATCCTGGAGGCCGTGCCAGGTATTGCGGCCAACCTGGAGCAGTGGGCGACGGCGTTTGTCGCCTGGATAAACGCTGCCTGGGCGCGCCTGCAACCGCAACTCCAGGTGTTTGTTGCCAATATTATCGCCTGGATCGGCCAGCAGATCGAGTGGCTGCAAACGAACATCCTGCCCTGGGTGCGCGTGTTTGCTGAATACTGGGTGCTCCAGGTCTGGCCCTGGCTCGTCCAGTCGCTCGGCATGCTTATCGGGCACCTGTTGGACTGGATTGGGATGGCAGCACAGCAACTTGTTCCAGCGCTGACAGCCTGGGCAGCAGCGTTCTATGGCTGGGTGCTCCAGGTCTGGCCGCAACTGCTGGCAAACAGCCTGCAATTACTCAACCAGCTGCTTGCCTGGATATACGAGCGCGTGCCTGTCATTGCGGAGAAATTGCGGTTGTGGGCTGAGGCGTTCGCGGCCTGGGTGCTGGCCGAGGGCTGGCCGAAACTCTGGACGGCTCTCACAGAGGTGATGGTCAAGATCGGCACCTGGATTGCAGAGCAGGGTCCGGTCCTTCTCGAGCATCTGGGCGAGTGGGCCCTGAAGTTTGCTGAATGGGTCATCCCAGCAACAACCAACTTGATCATAGCTCTGGGGGAGATGTTGGGGAACGACGTTTTCCCGTGGATTATTCAGCAGGTACCGATCATTGCCGAGAAACTCCTGGAGTGGGCCGTTGCGTTTGCTGGGTGGGTGGCGAACGAAGCGTGGCCGCGATTGCTGGATGCGCTCAATGTGATGGCGCAGAACATTTTCACCTGGTTGCAACAGAGGGCGGTTGACATTGCCGCTGACGGTTCGGTCGGGCGAGCCATCGTCGAGGGGGTTCGCAATGGTATCACCTGGGCCTGGGATGCGTTTGTGCAATTCCTGGCAGACACGTTCAACGGCATGGTCCAGGCTGTGAAAAACATCCTGGGGATTTCCAGCCCATCAACCGTATTTGCTGAGATTGGCAAGAGTTTGATCGCTGGCGTCGTGGCAGGGATTGATGAGGTCTGGGACGATTTTGTCACCTGGTTTGCCAAGAAGTTTGAAAATATCCAGAAGCCAATTAAAGACGTTTTGGGGATTTCGTCGCCTTCGAAAGTGTTCGCCGACGAGGTTGGGATGCCGATGGTCCAGGGTATCAACCAGGGCGTGTCCGAGAATTGGGACACGGTATCCAGGCTGTTTGGCAATTTGATTGGCGGCGATAACACGGGCTTGATCAGCCACGCCAAGGCACTCGGTGACTGGTTTGAAGATGTCGGCGAGTGGTTTGTCGCCAAGATGCGCCACGGAGTAAGCACAAGCTGGTCAACGCTCGACAATCTGTTCCGAACAAAGATGGATGACCTGTCACGCAGTGTGCAAAACCAGACACACCAGTTCGAGGCTGGTGGAGCCGATCTGGCACGCGAGTTTGGGCAGGGGGTGTTTGACAATTGGGACAGGTTTGTTATCCAGAAACTCCAACCGCTCTTTGACGACCTGGGCAACGTGATGAGCGGGGGCACCGCTGCGGCAACCCAGGCTGCTCGTGATGTGATGCAGCAATTGCCCGACATTGTTCAGACATTCAAAGAGCTCTCGCAGGGCGACCGTCTGGACGAGTTGATGGAACAGGGCGCGGCAATAATGACTGCCGTCGGGAATGGCATTAGGGACGGTGCCAATGTCATCAAGGGGCAGGCCAGAGAGATGGCAACCAACATCCTGGGGGCGATCCTCTGGGCATGGCAAGACAACGAAGGACAGCTCAATGACCGGGCAGCGACACAGGCGCGACTGATGTTCATCAGTCTCCAGGAGGTCCTGTCCAGTCCCGAGTTCATGCCCAGCCTGCTTGGTGAAATGTTCGTCGGTGGCATCATCGAGGGTATGAAATCTCAGATGATGGCGTTGCGCGGGACCATCTATGCTGTCGGATCGGAGATGGTCACAACTCTCAAAGGAGCGCTGCTCCTGGGGACCGGCGATGCCGCAGGCGCGCAACAATTAGAGACGCCTATCGACACCTCTGCGGTTGAGCAGGCTTTGACCGAACTACGCGGCATCACGAGTCAGTTCGGCGCACTTTCAACCGATGAGCAGTTGGGACAAATCAAAACGTCAGCATCGGCGGTCGTTGACAGCCTGGTCGAGGGGTTGTCAGGCGGCGAGGCGCGAGTTGCTGGTGTTATCAAAACGCTTCGACAAGCCTGGCTGGATGGTATGCAGGATATCCGAGAATCATCAACGGATGTTGGGCAGGTGATGGTCGAGGCCATTATGAACATTATCCAGCCAATGGGACCGATGCTTGGACAGTCGTTTATCGAGGGCATTATTGCGGGCATCAATAGCCGGACTGGTGCATTGTTTACTGTAATCCAATGGCTCGCTCAGGATATGGTGGAGCAGATGCAGGGGGCGGGGGCAATTAATCGAGCGCTTGACCAGGTATCGGGCGATATGACACCTCCGCAAGGGCGACCGACGGGCACCCAGACCGTCATCAACAACACAACTACCAACAATGTCAGCCTGCAAACACAACCAGGAATGAATGTTGAGCAGGAACTGGCGCTGCTGAATAGCCAGCCGAGGTAAGCTATGCCGGATGTTATCCAGATCATTCCGCCGGGCGGCGTCACATCCGAGTCGCTCAAAGACTATAAATTCTACATCCACGAACTGCGTGGTTTCCACGCGCCACCGCAAGAGCTTTTGACAACACCCTATTCTCAGCTAGATGGAGCCTACTATCACAACACTTATACCCCGCCCCGTATCATCGAAATCGAGGGTGAATTTGTGTGTAGCGATCAAGACGATCTACGCACACAGCGGCAGGGTCTGTTTGATCTGCTCAATCCTTACGCCATTGATGATTTTGAACCAGTCACGCTAGAGTATTCGGCAGATGAAGTGAACACACAGACCATTGGTGTGGTGTATGAGCGTGGCCTAGAATTCAGTCCAGAAGAACTCTGGGGCGAGCGGGTGACCATTACGTTGCGAGCGCCTGAGCCTCTGTGGGTGGGCACGCCAGTTTCCTCGATCAGTATCAGTATGTCTCTCGGTAGTCTATCGTCTAATGACATCTGGCGGGATGCTTCCGATGGGGCATGGAAATCGGGCACTGGTTCAGGGTTATCGGGACATCCGGGGGCAGACAGTGATGGAAATCTCTACCTCGGGAGAGGCGGTCGGGTGTATCTTAAATATGCCTCGAGTACATCTTGGTCAACCGTCGGATCATACACCTCGATAGACATCGACTCTATACTGCCCCTCGACCCAGATAATATCTACATCGGGGGGAGAGATACGTCTTATTACCCAGTAGCCTACCACTGGGATGGGGTATCCTGGACACAAATATATAGTAATACGACAGATCTGTACAAGTCCATCATATCACTGGCAATCGATGGGCAGGGCACGCTCTATGCAGGAACAAATATCGGCTCGGACAGTTGTTTCCTTACATACAACGGGTCAACCTGGTCAGATGTTGTACCAGGCATTTCGACATCAACTGTATCGAACGTTCAGTCTGTCATTCGTGGGCCTGATGGGAATATCTACGTTGGGGGTCGATTCACGGGCCTCGGTGCAGATGGCGTTGGGGTCTGGAACCCATCAACATCTTCGTTTACCCCTCTAGGGAAGATCGATGATGCATTTGTCCAAATCAGAGCGATGGTATTTGCTCCTGATGGTACGCTCTACGTAGGTCGTGATCCAGGGTATTCCACGATTCTTACACCAGCCTCTCGCTGGACGGGGGTAGCATGGGAGAGCGTAGGTACATTTACATACCCAACGAGCCCTGGATCTCTTCAGGTAAATAGTCTCGCAGCAACCCCTGACGGCATAATCTATGCTGGTGGAGCCTTTGAAACTGCCGATGGTCGTATTCTATCTAGCGGGATGGTGAAATGGAATGGCTCCACCTGGCTACCTGTTCTTGTTGAGCATAGCTCTTTCGCGGTGACCAATCGACTTGCGGTTACGAGTGATGGCGATCTCTATATATCCTGCAACCGGTCTACGGCTTACACGTCTGATACAACAGTCATCACAAATACCGGGTCGAGTCAGTCGAAACCTACATTTGTGCTGACTGGGACGGGTCGGGTCTGGGAGATAACGAATGTCACCTCGGGGCATTCACTCTATTTTGACTATGCTCTATCATCAGGAGAAACGATAACCATTAACATCGAGCAAAATAGCATCACTAGCAGTCTGTCAGGTGCCATCCTCTCTGTGCTTGCGCCTGGCTCGAATTTCTCAGAATTTGTTCTAGAGCCGGGAGATAATATCATCAGTGCATTCGCCGAATCGGGAGTTACGGCAACGATCTCGTTCATCCCTCGCTCCCTCTCAGGGAGGCTTTAATGGCATTTCTGGCCGAGGACCTGGAGTTCAGCAACGACGACGGCACAACCTGGCAATCGTTTGCAGATTTCAACGCGACGATTGTAGGTTTGCAAAGCTTTGGCATTCCGCCGGTGAGTAACCAGGCCGCTCGCAACCCGGTGCGTGGCGAGATGTATCGCAGCACCAGAGTATTGCAGCGCGTGCTGGCTGTTACCCTGCAATTCGTCGCGTCCCCCGGCACAACGCCAGAAAACCAGATGACCGATGAGCAGGCGGGCATTCGTGATTTACTGGCCGCGATAGTCGATACCAGCCTGTTGCTCCGATTTGACAGCCGCACACTCACCTGCCGCTACGCAGGCGGGCTGGAGGGACAGACGCCTGACAACAGACCAGAGCGGGGTGTAGCTCGCCTGCTAGCCTGGGACCCGATGTGGTACGGAGTAGAAACCTCGCCACAGGATGTGATAGCCACGCCTGTCGTGAGTAATGCAGGCACTGCGCCAGCACAGCCGATATTTGTGTTAAGTTATAGTACCGGTGTGGCTTCGGTGACCAGTATCGCTAACAGCACTAGCGGTGATACCATCACGTTCAATGGTCTGACAATGATTGGCGGGGAGAAGATTACGCTCGATTTCAAGCGTCAATCATTCAAGAGCAACTATCGCGACAATATCATTCGCTTCGTGCAACCTGGCTCAGACCTCGGCTCGTTTCGTCTGCTGCCGGGAAATAACACCATTTCTGTGACTGCCGGGGCCGGGGTGGATGTAACAGCCGCCTGGCAACCGCGTTACTGGGGGATTGACTAATGACAGTCACGTATGAGGTTTTGCTTTCCACACCGGCGGGCGTGCCAATTGCAGCGATACCAGACTTTTTCAGCTTAAAGTATGTGCGTACCACTAACCAGGTGACTGCACTGGTGCTGCTGCTGCCGATTGACTACACACAACGCATCAGTGTAGATGGTCGTATCAGCCTATATCGCAATGGCAGTCTGGTAACTGATACTATCTGGTTTATCCGTCGATTGCAACAGACCGCTCAAGCCGACGGACGGCGCTTCTTGAAGGTGACCGCGTTCAGTGCAAATATATTACTGGAGCGGCGCATCATTGGCTATAAAGCAGGCACACACCAGGCACGTCGCAGCGGTCTGGCGGATGACATAGCTCACGAGATCGTGGCAGAAAACCTGACTAACGTGACCTATGCCCGCACAGGCGACACAACCAGCGGGAGCGCGGCGGTCACCAGTTTGAGCAGCACGAGCGAGTTCTATGTTGGTATGCGCGTGACTGGCTCTGGCATACCAGACGACACCGCTATCGCCAACGTGGACAGCAGTAGCCAGGTCACACTCACCAACAATGCCACCACGACGGCGACGGGTGTGTCGCTCACATTCACGGTCAATCAGGCTGCGCGGGACTGGTCGAGTTACCTCAGTGCTGGCACCAGCGGCAGCGCCGGGGTGCAGGTGTCGGGGGCGTTCGCATACAAGGGGGTAGGCAGTGTTTTGCAGAAATTGGCGGAGGCCAGCGAGCAGGGCGGTACGCGACTCTACTACGATGTTATTGTCAACGGCTCTGGTGATCTAGAGTTCGCCACGTACCTAAGCCAGCGCGGGGCGGATCGCCGCATCAGCAACGGCGGCATTCTGTTCGGCCCCGACCTGGGAAATATGATTGATGTCGAGCTTGACGAGGATTATACCGGCGAGGCGACGATTGTCTACGCAGGCGGGCAGGGCGAGGGCGAGAATCGCCTGCTGCTGGCGGTGGGCAGCGATCAGCGCATTGCGCGCAGCGTGCTAGGCCGGATCGAGCAATGGCACGACAGCCGCAACAACGCAGAGACGCCAGAAATTGTAGTTGAAGCCTTGGGTAAGCTGGCAGAGAGCAGACCGCGACGTAGCCTCAAGGGTCGCATCTTAGATATTGATAGTGCAGCTTACGGTGCCGCCTGGGAGTGGGGTGACTTACTTACCGCTTCGTTCCTGGGGCAGCAGATCGAGGCGCGGGTGCAGTCAATCAGTGTCACGTTCGAAAACAAATTGGAGACCATCGAAAGTTGGCTGGAGGGGGAGGTGCTATGAGTGATGTAGCACGCGAGATTATCACGCAAATTGACCAGCAGAAGGAGCGGCAGGAGAACCAGGCAACCACCGAATATCCAGCAGGTACCTCGTCAGTGAGCGGTCATGAGGTGCCGTCTGGAGAAACATTGGTGGTACCCGTGGATATCACGCTGTGGACATGGGGCGATGTGACGGCGACGGGCACGTTTACCGTCAACGGCACCCATGTGGTGGTTTAGTCCTGCTCGTATTTCTGCAGCGCAGTAAGCCAGCGCAGTGCAGGGATGCGCGCTTTGACTGCCTGCACGACAATGCCCTTGCACGCACGTGGCAATGAGCCATTGATGAACAGTACATCAAATGACTCGCGGTGGGGTGTGCGCTCGTCGAGGCCACGCTCGCTCAGGACAGCGCAGCCTAGAGCAATGAGTGCATCATCCGACAGTGCGTTGACCGTCTGGCGGGCGCGGGCCTGCAGTGCTGTGTTGGCTGCGATATGATCGGCGGCAGCCTCGATGTATGCCTCGACATCATCAGATGTGAAGGTGTCGTCATCGTTCGTTGTGGTTTTCATTAGTTGCCCCTCCTTTTATTGTCCCCACTTTTTTGTTATTGTTACCTCAGTAAGTATAAAGCATGTCAACCAGTGCAGCCCACCAGGTCGTTGCACTGACCTCGCCGTATGACACCATTGCGCATGCCAGCGCACAGCCTCTTTGCAGCCGTAATGCACAGCCAACGCGAACACTGCAACGTCAGCCGCTGCGAACGGCTGATCATCTGATGGATTCGGTTTGCGATTCAGGTGCGAACGGTTCGCACCTGAACACTTATTCGCAAAACATTTTGTCGAGGGCTGCCGAGTGAGGGTTTTCATTGCGCTTGAGCGCTGCGAGGTAGCGCCCGGTCGTATCGAGGCTCTCGTGGCCCAGACGGGCCTGTATCTCTGAGACTTTCGCACCGGCATCCTCCATTGCCCGGGCAAAGGTGTGACGGAGGGCGTGGAAGTGACAGTCCATCTGCTGCTCGCAGAAACGTTTCATGGCGGTCACACTGAGCGGCTTGCCCCGGCTGCCCCGTGCCAGGCTGACAAAGATCGGAGCATCGGTAGCCATCATCTTTGGAGATTGACCGTAGAATGCCTGCAACCAGACGAGCAATGCACTGGCTGTTGACTCGGACAGTGTATCGCGCATTGTCTTGCCGCCTTTGCAGCGCTGAAAAGTGACTGTGACGGTGTGGCCTTTTATGTGTAGATCGCACCGGCGCAGTGCTGCGATCTCGGCAACCCGGCGACCGGTGGTCAGGGCCAACAGGAGTAGAGCATAGTCTCGCTTGCCTGTCAGGGTGGTGCGGTCGATCTGGGCGAGGGCGGCGCGGGCTTCCTCCGGGGTGAGGGCGGTGGCAGTGCCATATGCCTGCACTTTGCGCCGATCCACGCGGTGCAGGTCTTCGGCACAGCCCGGCGGTAGGAGTCGGTGCTTACGGCAATGGCGGTAGAAGCTGCTGACGATGGTAATGCGCTGGTTGTAGGTGGCCGGTGCAGGATCGCCCAGCGCTGCCCACTGCTGCGCCTGGGTGGAGATAATCTCCTCATCACTATCGAGGTCACGCCCCAGATCACAGAGGTGATTGCGGAATCTGGACAGCGTGTCGGCATAGGCGCGGCGAGTGCGCTCACTGCCGCTCAGTCCATGCTTGGCAGTGAGCCAGTGGTCAACCGCCTGCTCCAGTTGCTGCTGACCGGGGCCATAGTCAGGCTGCGCATGCAGGATTGTTGCCATCTCACCTCATCTTCTTCGCTCAAGGATCACCTATTGTGATTTAGATCATGCTTGACTGGGTAGAAACCCGTGCCCCGGGACACGGGTTTCGCTACCTGCGACTACCACTAGACAGCGTTATGAAAAGTTTCCAGCCGTGTGAGAGTCTTTTTCCAGTCCATATTCATATTCATGCCCAGGAATACAGGC